TTCGCGCCAGCCTTCTCCGTCTCGGTAAGGGTCTTCAGGATTGCGCGCGACGACCGGCCGATCGAGGATCGATTGGCGGCGTCGACACGCTTCGGGATGCTACCGATTCTACGCTCGGCCGAGGCGACGCCCTTCGCCGTCTTGTCGTCGGCGGTGATGGCGATGCCGTACGTCGGCTGGCTCATGCTAGAGGCCTCCCGACCAGTCCCACCATTTTCTCAGCTGCGACCAGGGCCGCGTCGCGACTTCGTCCGGAAATTTGCCGAACCGCATCCCCAGGCCGGCCAGGATCACGCCTTCTTCGTCAGGTGTGGGCCTCAGTCCAAAAAAAGCAGGATGAACCTCGAGGCCTTCATGAGCGCGCTCGCGCCAATCTGACGGATGACCGGCTCGGGCACGCCGGCCACAATCGAGACCGCCATGATATCCGCCTCGATGCCGCTGAGCTTGTCCCATCGGGTCCACTCGGCCGCGGTCGGTTCGCGCAGCTTCAGTTCGGCGTAGGTGATCTCGCCGAGCGGAACGGGCGTGCGCAGCCGCACGGTGAGCTGATAGTCGACGCTCTCGAGATAGGCATCGATCTCGGCCTGGGGCGCGTTGCGCGCGGGAAACGGCAAGGGATCGGCCATGTCAGGATTCCTTTACGTCCGGGCTTTCCCAATCGCAGGGAAAGGTGCCGTCCTCGGTGTTGACCTCGATCGGATCGCCGACGCGCCACATGTTGCGGCCGACGATAGTCTTGCCATTGGCGAGGACGAGCACAACGGTCTGATTGGTCGCCTCGTTCAACAGGCCGATTTGGACGTGGTTGGCGTCGCGGCCTTTGAACGAGATGCGGCCCGCGGTCGGCATTTCCTTGAAGCCGTGCACGCCATCCGGGCCCCCGAGGGTTTCGCGTGTGGATCCGGACGGGCGATAGGCTGCCTCGCCGGAGATCGCGAAGGAAACGCCGTTGACCGTGATGAAAGCGGTCCCGGCGAGGCGGTTGGGGTCGTCTGCCATTTTGGCGGTCTCCGGTTAAACGAGGCGGAACTGGAACAGCACCGCGAAGACGCGGAGCTGGTCAATCAGCACGGCCGGGAAGAGGACGTCGACGCGGTTGGGGTTGCTCGCGTTCTGCTCGACGACCAGGTTGGCCGCGAACTCTTCGGACTGCTGGACAAAGCCGGCGCCCTCGAGCTCGCGATACTTGGCGATCAGGTCGGCCCGGATCGTGTCCGGGGTGACGACATTCGACCCGGGAAGCAGTCGCGTCCCGTTGGCGGCCAGCTTCTTGCGGCCATACGTCGCCTGGACCAGGCCACGCAGCTGGCGCAGCACGTAGATCGAGTTGAACAGCGTCTCCACCTCAAGATAGCTGTCGTCGGCATTGCCCTGGACGTTCGTGACATAGGTGGTCGTGATGTTTTCCATCACGACGGTGCCGGTATCGACGAACCACGTCGCGCAGCCGCCATAGAGCAGCGTGTTGTTGCGTACGGTGATCGGATAGAGCGACTGCTGCGGAGGCGGCAGAACGCCCGGTACCGGCAGAAACTGCAGCGGCTGGGCCATGTCCTGGCGGAGCGACACCGCGGCGCCGGCCATGAAGGCCGCGGCCCATTTCCAGGGCGGCGTCGGGGAACCATTCACCGGGATGTTGGTGAGGTGCTGGTTGTTGAGCCCCGTGGCGAAGGTCGCGTTGGCGCCGGCGGTGCCGCGCTTGCAGATCCAGCAATGGCCATAGACCTGGCTCGACCAGGACCAGCGGCCGGTGTCGTCGCTGAGCAACGCGGCGATCGCCGCCAGCGACGTCGCGTCGGTGAGGGAGCACGCGATGAAATCGAACGGCATGTCGTTCAAGTTCGCGAGCGCGGTGGTCAGCGACGGATTGGTCGTGCCGCCCGACATTGCGACGAACGTCACCGACGCGCCGAAGGGGATCTGCTCGCCGCCGGCGGCGCCCTTGTAATTGTACTGAAGGTCGATGTCGTTTCCGCACTCACCGCCGTTGCGGGCGGTCAGATTGACCTTGCTGAGCGTCGTGCCGTCGACGGCCGCGGTCACCGAGAGGTTGGCGCCCTGGATCGCCGCGGCGACGGCGGTGGCCATCGCGTTGGCGGTCGTGCCGACGGCAACCGCCACCGACACGAGGCGGCCGCCGATATACAGCGACAGCGTGCCCGGACGGGTATTGGGCCCGGTAAACGTGATCGATCCGGTTGCGGACACTGCGGCGCCGTCGTCGGCGACGGGGAGCACCCACATCTCGCCGTTCTTGTCGACCGCGCGATAGGCATCGATCATGCCTGCCAGGATCGAGCCGGGGCCCGCGGCTGCGCGGCTGTCGACGGTCGACTGGCAGACGACCGGGATGTTGGCAGTCATCGTGCCGGCGGCGGTCTTCTGGCCGATCAGCAGCGCGCGCTGCGGCGCCTGGTTGGTATTGGCGCGCGAATTGTCCAGTTCCGCATAGAAGAGCGGGACGCGCAGGTTGCCCGGGATGTTGTGGAAGGGAATGGTCATGGTCAGGCCTCCGGACCGTTTGGCGCGGTCTGTTTCTTGGGGCTCGACCCGGCGGGCTTATCGCTGTCGGCCGGCGGCGGCGTCAGCGAGACGTCCTCGTCGTTGATCAGGCGAACCCAGTGGGGATCGAGGGGATTGACGTCGACGCCATCGGCATCGACGACGCGACGGGTCGCCGGGTCGCGCACGAGGCGCCCCGGTACGGAGTAGACGCGCATGCGGAGCTCCTAGGTTGGGAGGTCGACCGAAAGGCCGGTGGGCGGGAGGTTGGTGTTGGCGATCGTGACCTGTTCCAGGTCGTCGCTCACGACAGGCGCGAAGCTCTCGGGCCCCTCGTAGAATTCGAGCTGCAAATCGATCCGCACGCCGGCCAGGTGCGTTGCCGCATCGCTGCTGTAGTCGAGCTGCGCGGAGATCGTGGGGATGTTCTGGATCCGCGCGGTCAGCGGATAGCTGTTGATCACCGCGACTTCGGCCTGACGCTTGAGGCGCCAAAGCGCGACCTCGGCATCGGCCGCGCCGGCGTCGCCGACCTTGGCCGGCGCCGAAACCTCGCCGACCATGCGGATCGTCGCCACGGTGATGAACTCGATCGCCCCGCCACGGCCGAGCGACGTGCGAAACTCGTGCACCAGGCGCAGCTTCCAAAGCGGGTATTGGCTCTCCTGGGACGGCCAATCACCCGGCTTGTAGACCCGACCCTGGGCATCGGTCGCGCCGATCATGGCCGCGTTAACCAGCTGCAGCAGGTCGTCGGACGTCGTCACGGCCACCGCTACGTCTCCATCAGCAGCAGCAGCACCTGGCCATGCCCGTCCGGCTGCGGATTCTTGACGAGGTAGTTTTTCCCGGTCGCCGGAATGTAGACCAAGTCGTCCTGCGCGGGGTCACGCGGGAAGAGGGAACGTCGGACGCCCAGCACCGGCCGGCGAGTGGTCTGCTGACTGCCTTCGCCGTCAAGCACGACCTGCTCGTACTGGGCATCGAACACCGCATCGGCGAGCACAAAGGCCGGCAGCCCACGCGGCGTATAGATTGGGAGACCTGCATGCGCGGCGTCTTCGCCGAAGATGCCCATTACGGGGCCCAGCACCAGGTCATCCCAATCGATCGACATGGCGGCCTACGCGTGCTGGCCGCCGGTGCGCAGCACCTCGGGGCGCTTGCAGATGTACAGCGGATAGCCGTACGTCTCCATGCGCCACCAGGCGTTGCGATCGCGATCGAAGATCGGCACGACGTAGCGCTCGCGGCCGGGCTGGTTGATCCACTCGAAGCTCTCGCCCGGCGCCATCGCCTTTTCGAAGACGCCCGGTGCCTTGATCGGGAAGAACTTGGCCTTGTCGTCGGCGATCTTGATCGTCGAGTTGTCGTCCGACCCGCGATAGTTGATCCAGGTCACGCCGGCGAAGATGAAGTGGCCGAATGCGCCGCCGTCGCGCAGCTCCTTCGCGTCCGACCAGTTCTTGTAGGTCTTTTCGACGTCGATGTGCGTGACGAACTTGTCGAAGAAGCTGTCGCCGCAGAGCGCGACCACCTGGGTCGACGTGGTGAACGCGCCCTTCGCGGAGCGCGCCATGCTGCGGACCATCGCGTTGATCTTGGGGCGGAGCGAATATTCGACGTTGGCGTCGAGGTCGAAATTGATCTCGGCCGCCGCGGCGAATTCGAACTCGTCGAACCAATTGTACCAGACGCTGCCGTCGGCATCGAGCAGGTAGCCCTGGACGGCCGCCAGGCGCTGATACTCCTCGGTGTAGTCGAGGATCGTGGTCAGGCCGGTCGGACCGCCGAGGCGACGCGCGACTTCGGCCTGGACCTGCATCAGCTCGCTCTCGGTACCGAAGGCGCGGATGTTCTGCAGTTCGTGGGCGTGGATCGTGTCGCCGGCGAAGATGCGCGGAACGTCGAAATAGCGCATCTTTCGGCGCTCGGTCGTGCGCTCGAAGTTGGTCGGCTCGCCGCGCTGGCTCAGCGGCACGACGGTCAGCACGCCGTTGCGCTCTTCGACCGCGAGCGCGGTCGTGCGGATCGGGTTGGGGACGAACAGGTCGAGACCGAAGTCGCCGAGCGTCGACGGAAGGTGGGGAATGCGCTCGACCGCAGTGGTGAGCGAGATGCCCGAGAAGGCATCGTTGCGGAAGATATTCAGCATGGTCATGGGAAGGGTGGCTCCATCGGGAGGCTGCGCTGGCGATGGAGCGCAGCCGGGGGCGCCGGCGCGGCCGGCGGCCGCCCGGGTCAGGCTTCGGGGATGAGGGATTGAGGGCGCGGCGCGCGGCCGCGCCCGATCAGACGCTCAGGATGCCGAGCTTCGCGAGCTGGGCGAGCGCCGTGGTCTGCTGCTGAAGGGTGGTGACGTTCGCGCCCCAGAGGAGCTCGGCGGTTTGCACCTTCATCGGCCCGCGAGTGTTGAGCACCGCACGCTGATCGGCGGAGGTCGCGTCGCGATATGCGCTCCACAGGATCGCGGCGGCATATTGCGCGCCGGTCGTCGACGTGGGGTCGTAGGGGACGTGCTTGACCGCACCGGTGACCGAGATCGTGAAGGCGTCGCCGGACACGAAGTCGGTCGCACCGTCGGCAAGCGTGAAGCTCAGCCCGCCGGCGCTGAAAGCCGCGGCGACGTTGCCGTGGCCCACGATGTGGCCCGCGGGATCCTCGAGCACGAACGTGCCGGCGTTCGCGGCCGGCTCGATGATCACGAGCTTGTAATCGCCGAGCTGGGCATTGGCGGCGACGGTGATCGCGCCCATGACGCCGTTGCCGGTGTTGGTGCCGAGCGCCGTGGCGACGCCCGCACCGCCGGTGAGCAGCGCGGCCAGCACCAGGCCGGTGATGCAGATGCCGGCACCGGACTGCAGGAGGCCGCGAGCGCGGGTCAGCATGCCGTTGCTGGGATCCCAGACGACGTAGCCGCCCTCGCGGCGATTTTCGGTAAGCGGGGTAACGGTGGGAAGGCCCATGATCGGGCTCCTTTCTCAAGGTCGGTCGGCACGAGGCCGGCCGGAAGGTATGGGGAAGCGCCGAGCTCAGCCGCGGGGCGTGATGCCGACGCGCTTGAAGGTGTTGGCCCAGCTCGCGGCGACGGCCTCCGTGCCCGAGAGCGAGGGGGCATCGGTGCCGAGGTTGGCGTTGCGCTGCTGGCGCTCGCGGCGCGAATGGCGGTTGCCACCGTCGTCGTCGTTCGCCTGGGCAGGCTGTTCGCGCAGGACCCTGGTCGCCTCGCGGCGCGTCATACGCGTGGTGCAGGCGAGCGAAACGGCGAGCACCGGATTGTTCGCAGCGGCCTTGCTGCCGAGGATATGCGCGATGCGAGCCTGTTCGCGGCGACGGGCCTTGGCCGACGCGCTATTGCCCTTCATCTCGTCCTCATCGTCGTCCTCGGCGTCGGTATCCTTGTCCTCGTCCTCGGCCTTGCGGGCGCGCCTCGACTTCTTGGTCTTGGTATCGTCGTCGCCATCCTCATCGGAAGCGTCGGGATCCTTGTCCTCGTCTTCGGCGTCGACGTCGTCCTGGCG